TAAATCAACAACTCTGTCTTCGATTTCTTCTTCACCGTTTTCTGAGTCGTCATTATTCTCATCACCTGCTGGCATTTCGATGTCGCCAACCATGTCGTCAGTTGCGTCGCCACCGTGTGCTTCTGCTGGTGCTAGTTCTGTTTGTTCTGCATCTAAGAAAGATTCATCAGTTGCTTCTTCATCTTTTGACTCTTCTTCTTTAGTTTCTTCTTCTTTAGAATCGTCTTTTGATGCTTCTTCTACTGCTTCATCTTCTTTTGACTCGTCTGATGCTTTTTCTTCTACTTTTTCGTCTTCTTTTTTGTCTTCTTTAGACGCTTCTGTAGTTTCCTCATCTTTTGAGTCTTCTTTTGATGCTTCGTCTACTTCGATATCTTTAATATCATCTTCTAATAGACCTTCATAAATTGATCTTGATTTTTCCACAACGATATCATGGAATATTTCTTCAGCCGCTGTTCTATCGTCAGCAACTAATTTTTCAAGCATTTGCTCGAATTTGCTTTTATCTGACATTATTTTTCTCCTATTAACGTTTTTGATAAGACTGTCATGTATTATTTATAGAACAGGACAAAAAATAGGTAGATAATGGGCCGATACAACCCATTTTGACGCCGATTTTATAGATGATGGCGTCTTTTGAACTCTTGCACAGTGATTTCACTGTAATTTGTATATTTTTTAAGGTCTTGGGCCTCAAAAACATCAGTGCCTTCCGGTACTACTCTTATATATCTCTTCTCAGGATTCTTCTGTAATATAATGCTGGTTTGACGATTCCAGTTGCCATGATAGGTGGCCACATCTGAATTCTTTTTGTAGTTGGGTGTGTCTCCGAATATGTTGTTCAGTTTGCCCTGGAGTGTTCCTGTGAAGTCGAAACCCAACAAATACAGCAGTTGGTGTCCGTTTTTGGATGCTAACCACAGTGCTGTGGGTCCTGATGACCATCCTAGGCTGGGTTCAAAGAAGTTTAGACCTTTATACTTTTTATATGCTCTATTAGGATTGGTCCAAACAGGCATATTCAGTTGAGCACCTGCTGTGCAGATCTCATTGATCATCTTGGCATCCACTGCCACCAGATAGTCTGGTGTAAATGTTCTGTAGACTGCGTTGCAGGCATATACTTTTCCCAATGGTTTGAGTGGCTCCAATGGAACAGGCTTACGACTGAGACCATTGCCCAATACAAAAGCAACGGACATCTATTATACCTCTGGTTGATTAGCGGCGCCGTACATCTGTCTCACAAATTCTAATTCTTTATGCTGTTCTTCTTTGTGAAATTCTCCGGCTTTTCTGGCTTTATTAATCTGTTTAAGAGTTAATCTTGTTTTGCGTGTGTCATCAAGATTCATAATTGATTGATCTTCTGTGGGATCATACTGTTTTTGCTCACCAGGCTGAGTGGTGATTTGATCATAATAGAATAGTTCACGCAATATCATAAAATTATTTATACTTAGGCGCCCGGAGTTGGAGTTCCGCCACCTGCTGTTCCACCACCTGTTGGTGGAGTTGTGCCTGCGTCTGGTTCGCCTGCTGTTTCTTCCGGTTCTGCCGCATCTAAATCTGCTTGTATACCTGCTGTACTAACTCCTGCACTTCTTAATTCTGTTGCAGATGTGGTTGGTTTAGCCTGTACACTGTCATCGTTTTCTTCTCGCCATAATCTTTCATTCTCAGCCATCTCTTCTGGAGATAATCCTAAGAATCTTGATAGAGCATAACGTTTGCTCACAAATGGTACACCAGCAATCTGAGTGTATGTGGAAATTCTTTGATTGTCCACTTCTGATTGTCTGTAAGAAGCAAAGTTCATTGGTGGTTGAAACTTGATATCAAACATCGCTGTGTCAATGTTCACACCTTTTTCTATTAGATAACGTTTGAACTCTTGATTGAATTCATCCGATACCAAATTTTGTAATCTTTCACAGTATTTGTTGAATCTTAATTCTTGAATGTATGCTGTGCCTACTCTACCATCATTGTATTGACTGTTGGAATCGTCTGCACCTGTTGGCAAATACGAACTTGGAATACGTAAACCTCTTAATAATTTGTTTGTAAAGTATTTCAAGTCATCAATTTCACCTAGATTAGTACCGCCTGGTAATGTTTCAACTTTAGATCCTCTACCTTCTGCTGTTTGTGGGAAGAAGTAATCTTCATTGATTGAAAGCGGATTGTAACTTGAATCAATTACGTTGGTACCACCGCCTGTTGCTGATGGAATACGTCTTTGATGGATCTCTGTTTTAACTCTTTCTACAAATTGCATTGCCAAGTGTGATGGCATATTACCCACGTCAATGTAGAACACACGTCTTTCAGGTGCTCTTTGTACACGATAGATAATAATTGCGTCTTCTAGTAATTCTTTTTGTTTGTAAACTTTAAAAATACTTTCAAGCAATGAATTTCCAAATGGAAAATTGTTGTCCAAGCCTTCACTTAAACTTAAATGCATGATGTGTTCAGCATCTACGGCAATTTCTCTCATGCCTGTGGCAAATCTTGTGCCTGGAGAGTCTATTGCTCCTGTGCCTGTCATGCCTCTAACACCGCCTGTTAAATATCCTGATCCACCGCCTGTAACATTACCTGTTGTTTGAACTGGAGTTGTGGCTACTAGATTTCTAAAGTTAAAGTTGATGTCTTTTACCACATACTGCTCAGGAGTTTTACCTGTGCTTTCGTTCACAATGATTTTAGAAACTTTAGTTGCATCCACATAAAATAATTTTTTAGTTTCTGGATCTCTAATAAAGAATGCATCTCCGTATTTGAATACGTTACGAATAATTTTAAAAACTCTTTTGCTTAGGTCATTTAATTTGCACCATTGTTGTAGATACTGTTCAATGATCTGTATTTCTGTGTTGGTTGCTTTTTGTCTGTATTCAAATTTAAATGGTGTGCCGTTCTGCGTGTTGTTCTGTGTGCAGAATTCTGCTAGAATATCCAATGCCGCATTCACTTCAGAATCAAGATCCATCACATTGTATTGTCCGTAACGTTCTATTCTGTTTGGAGCACCGCTGTACACATCTGGAAGATATGATGAGTAGTTGGATTTTGCTGGTCCTGGCTTGCCGCCTATTCCACCACCTAAAGGTGAAAACATTCCACCTGTTGCGCCTTCAACTGGCACTTCTGTAAAAAACTTTTTCCAACTCATTATCCGAAATTCTCCGCTGTGTCTTGTGTTGCTTGTGAAGTGATTCTACTGTAACGATTATTATCGTTCATTGTCATTAAAATCTGTTCCATAGTGTTATTTAACCTATCCAATTTATCACCTGTTGAACTTGATGATGCTGTGATTGTGCCTGTCATTCCGCTTCTTAAACTTGTCATTGCATTTCCTAAGTTCTCTAAACTGTTAGCATACATATCTATTTTGTTTTTGTCAAGCTCATCTAGTGTTTTATTCAAGTTTTTGGCAAAGTTTTCTGGTCCTCCACCAAAAATTTTACCAAAGAAGCCTGTCACACCGCCTTTAAGCGATCCTCCACCCAGATTGACCATTGCCATAGAAAGACTGGTTGCCGCTTTGGCAATCTGACTAATTTTATCTCCATCAACTGCTTGGAATTTTTCTAATGCCTCTGCGAAAGTGTTTAAGCCTTTGCCTGCTAAAAATGCCGCGGCTCCTACACCTGCACCCAATAAAGTGATAATACCTGCAAGAACAGCCGCACCCGCTAATGCTTTGACTCCCACTGGTCCTCCCAATGTTGCCAACCCTGATCCTAGTCCTTTCACTCCTGCGCCTATGCCTTTGAATACACCGCCAACACCGGCACCCAATTTTCCTACCATGCCGCCGCCAGCACCACCTTTTTTACCGCCACCCATGCCTGGAAGGTAACTGGCTCCTTTAGATGCCACTGCTCCTATACCTGCGCCGGCAACTTTGCCAACTGCTATGGTGGTAATCAATGCTCCAAGAGATACTACTGCTCCACCAAGGGTTCCTAATTTCTCTTG